CACACCATCTATACAAAAGGCAACTCTCCATTTCTAGATGAACTCTTCAGCCGAGACTATACGATCAACGCTATGCTTATCGCATGCTCAAATGGAAAGTTTCTTGATCCATGTGGTGGATATGAAGATTTGCAAAAGGGAATACTTCGTTGTGCATTTGATCCAGAGACCACTTTCAAGAATCCTGCCAACGCTATTAGAGGAGTAAAGCTCATAGCAAATGGATGGACTCCAACAGAGGATACAGAAGAGGGGATTGTTGAAAATCTTCACAAGGTGTCTGAGCTCCATGGATATCAGGGTGAGAAGATAATAAATGCGGCTATAAGAGCCGACCCAGAGATTGTTGTTTGGCTTGCTGACAGAGGCCTGCTCAGCGTTGTCCCTCAGACAAAGCTGCTAGTTGAAGAGTTACGCCGCCGCAGGATGTTGCATCATGTCTAAAGAACTGAAGAGATGGAAAAGTAAGATAATCAACGAATGCCTTGCTTTGCATCATAAGCATGGTGATGGAGCGGTTCCTATCGTCAAAGCAGTCATGGAATGGAGCGAAGAGCATCCGCTGACCGGTGATGATGCCAGACTTCCTCCCTTCTTCAAGCAAAATGCTGACTATGGGTCTGGAGAAGGAATACTTGGCCAACTTGACGCGTATCGCAAAAAAGCAAAGAGAAAACTTAAGCGAAAGGTCTACGACTCATATGCCAAAGATGGCGCGACAGGTAGCTTTGGTCCGATTGACTCATACTGTGGAAGTGAGCGGAATAAAAAGTACTGGAAGGGCGCAGGCAGCAGCCAAGCGGTAAGAGACTTCCTGCAGTACATAGGTCAAGTCGAGTGCTCGTGAAAAATATGAAAAAGCTGGCAGTAATACGAACAGAGTCAGGAATACATCAATGCCCATACGGCCTTGGAATCACAAAGGCCTGCAAGAACGCAGGCGATTCTGTTGATAAGATGGTTCCTCTTGAAAAAGTCGCGCCAGATCAGGCTGAATTTCAAACTGAGCACAATATTGCAGTATACATGTTGCACGGAAAAGGTAAATGTAAATTTGCAGACCAGATTTCCGATAGCAATTCTGTTGTTAACTGTGACTGGGGTGACTCTGCAGAGGGAGTCGGCAGCGTGTCTATCAACTCAATCCCAGCAACCCCTCCATATGTTGGATACGCAGGACTTTCGGTCTACCAAAGCTATCCTTTTGGAGAATACTGGGATCAACTGGCGAATATTACTGGTCCAGAGCGCCTAAATGGTTACGCATCGCTAGAATCTACGGAAAACGATGCATTAGAGCGTCAAATTGAAAATCTTATTCAAAAGATTACTGAGGAGAAGCAATGAGCGATGATTTTGATTTTCTTACTTTTGAGGATGACGAGCCCCAGGCAAAACTGCCAGGCGTCGACTCTTTGATTGTCGAAGACGAAGAGGAGGAGAATGAAGAGCGTGAGTCTGATTGGGAAAATGATTCCGATCACTCTAAATTCATCCCCTATATAAAGGCTCGCGTAAAAGCTATTCCAAAGCACAGCGGTACGACCTCTGTTGGTTGGGAGCGTGCAATCGCCTATCTCCGCAAGCTTGACAAAGAAATTAGCCGAGCCATTCAGTCTGATGAGACAAATGCTGTCGATGATGCAGAAGCCGAGGACATTCGCGATGCGATTTTGGTCGATATCTCCAAGTGCGAAAGCGCCCTTGAGAAGATCAATGGCAAAAAGCGCCGTCGGAAGGAAGCCTCTGTTAAGATTGGCGGAAATATCTACTCACGTATTAATGCGCTGGGTGATTCTGAGCACTATGTGCGTGCAGAACTAGAGGACGAAGAAGTCCTCCTGAAGCTGAATGTCATTGAGCCAAGTGATGAATCCGTCCAAGCCTATATGGAATGGGAGCGTGGCGCCCTTACCAAAGAGGCTAGCTCTGCTAAGATTGTACTGATGGCAGACCCTTTTCTACACGAAGTAACCAATATCATCATCCGTGCTCACGTCACTTATGGACGCAACATTGAGGATGCCTACCAGCAAATGGCGAAGAAGTATGCTTTTTCTCCAAGAGATCACCTAGCGGTTCACTCTTTGCTGCGCGAGAAAGGCCTATTGATTGATCGGGACTTCTCCACTATTGGTGACGACCTAACGATGGAAAACATGCCCATCGGAATGAAAGTTTATCCTGCCTGAGGTTTACGATGAGTATTTGGGACGAACTATATAGTGGTTATGTACGGGCTGAGCTTAAAGCTGAGTCCGATGGCGTAGAGACCTTTAAGAGCGTTGATGCAAAGGTGCAGGACCTGCGTCGGCGCGTAGGCTTGCACGCCACAATTGATTTTTCTAAAAAGGCGTCTCTTGACAAGTCAGCTTCAAAGTCATTCCGGTTAGTTCTTGCCGCAGAGGTAGAGCCCGCCGAAGATGAAGATGCGTTGATTGCAGTCAAGGGCTATTTAATGCAGTTGCTTGATATGCGCAGAGCAGGTATTCAGGTAGATGTGGCGCTAGCTGACGCAAGGAGCAAGTTCAGTCAGTATGAAGGGCTGATCAACAATCACAAAGCCGAGCTGCGCGAATTCATTGAGAAGTACCAGCAGAAATTTCGGACCGCTCCACTGACTCCGGCGCCAACGCCAAATACCATAAAGATCGACCCAACTGAAGATGGGGCGACTTTTGAGAATAGTGCGGAAAAGCTAAAGATGTGAAGATGAGGAAGTATGGCGATAGACAGGAAAGCAAAACCTCTCTCATCAAGAGAGATATTTAAAGAGCTAAAGCGCGACGTATCAAATCTTGACTGTGTTAGCTTTGCAGAAAACTATCTCACGATTGACGGAAAGCCATTTGACCTTTCGGGTTCTGGCTGGAAGTACATGGGTGAGATGTATCGCATTATATCTGCCCAGATTGAAAATCCAAATGCTAGACCAATCATACTGCTAAAGGGCCGCCAGGTAGGCGCGACCATCATGGCGGGCGTACTCAGCTTGCATATGGCGTCGTCTGGCCTCTATGGCACAGAGAGTCGTAAGCCAGCTATAAGAGTGATGCATGTGTTCCCGGACCTAAAGAGGTGCGGTGTGTATGCAAAAGACATTCTTTCAAGCCTAATGTCTGGCGCCAATGACAATCATATCACAAAGCGTTCACTGAAAGAAGCAGCTATCAAGGGATCAGCCCTTGAGGACTCTCAGACGCAAAAGAATTTCATGGGAATGAATAAGATTCGTGTTGACTCAATTGGAAAATCTGGAGATCGAATTCGCGGTAGCACGCAAGATGTACTGCTACTAGATGAGTGCCATTTTTTTGGTACCAAGGTGGCGACTGATGAAGGCGACATAAAGATAGGCAATTTGTATGAGTTGTTCAGATCTGAGTCAAAACTCCCTAATGCAAAAAGCTTCAACGAAACAACAAAAAAATTTGAATATAAGAAGATATTAAATGCTTGGCACCGCGGAAAGAAAGACTGCATTAGAATAGTCACTACTGACACAAAAGTAAAATGCACTCCTGATCACAAGATGCTTACGACCAATGGGTGGAAAGAGGCCAAAGACATACTTGTTGGTGACGCAATCATTGCAGCTACCGGCAGAAGGACAAATGCCAAGGTGCCCAATAGCGATCAAACTCAGCTAATTATAGGGTCTTTCTTAGGCGATGGAAACATCCACAAGCAAAGAATTGGAATGTTTGTACTAAGGGCTGTGCATGGGCTTGCCCAAAAAGATTACAATGAGTGGAAGGCTCAAATGGTAGGTGCTAAGCTGACGTGTTTTGAAAACAATGGATTCAGTCAAAAACCTGCCTGCCGCTTTGCCAGTGCGAACCTAAGCTTACCATTTGTATTTCCAAAGACAAAGACGTATGTGCCGCAATCCATAATTGACAATATGGATGCCCGTGCGCTTGCGGTATGGTTCATGGATGACGGCTCTGCGTATAACAATGGCTCAGGCGCATGTATTTCCACCTGCTCATTTGATGAAGACTCCAACTTACGACTAGTCAGCGCTCTTGGAAAGCTCGGTATATCTGCCAAGCTCAAAAACTATTTTCACAAGCAACATCAAAAGCATCACTTCACAATATATATATCTGCCGATGGGTACAGAAAACTTAGTGAGATAATATCTCCATACGTTCATGCCACAATGAGATATAAGCTTAGCCGAGAATTTAGGCTCACTGAGTTCAAGTATGAATGGGATAATCAATTTCTGGGATACGACGTTGCTCTTGTTAAAGAAATAGACCACAAGAAAGTCCAAGAAGAGGTATATGATATAGAGGTTGAAGATAATCACAATTTCATCATTACAAATGGAAAGCGCTCCAGCAATGTAGGTGGACTGACCACCTCGAATTGCCAAGATATGACTCGTACCGCCATCGAGAACTCCCTGAAGGTTCTCACTGCAACGCCATACGGAGCAAAGACAAAGGGAGTTCAGGTATTCTTTGGAACTCCTAAGCATGCAGGCAGTTATTTTTGGAATCTTTGGGAGGACAGCGATCAAAGGTTCTACCAACTTAAGTGCAAGAACTGCGAGCACTACTTCTTCCTCTATAATCTTGAGAACGATGATTGGAATGACATTTGGGTAAAAGAGCAGCAAGTTAAATGCCCAATGTGTAGCCGCATTCAAAACAAGCTTGATGCGATGGACGCAGGCCGCTGGATCGCGACTCGCCCATATCGCCCAGATGGAACTGTGCCAAAGCACATTGGCTACCATTTTAACATGATGCTATCACCTCTCTTCACAAAAGAGAACGTTTTGGATTATTGGCCACAACACAATAAAAATGCTTCTGAGCGAGCTTGGCGAAACGAAACAAAAGGCCAGTTTTACTCTGCGGCATCTGTCCCGATTACGCTTGAAGAAGTCCATGCGAATTGCCTTGATCTTGAGAGAGGGGTTGCCAAAAGCATCGTAAGCCCACAGGGACGCTATTACTTCCTCGGGATGGACTGGGGCGAGAAGGTTGAGACAGACGCAGACATGGAGTCCAAGAGAGGCAAGTCGTACACCTGCGCTGTAATCCTTTCGGTTGACCACACCGGTGTCCTAACGATTGAGAATGCCGTTAAGCTACGAGACAACTCTCCTGACTATAAGATGAATGTAGTCAGAAAGCTAATGGCGGACTTTCACATTGAACAGGCCGCCGCCGACTTTTATTACGCCAATGACTTTGTCAGGCTTGTGCAAAGCAATGAAGGATATGGCGACAAGTTCTTGGGCTGCACAAACTTAAGCAACTCGAAAAAGGTATTCAGCTATGATGAAAAAGAAATCATGGTTGGCATAAACAAAGACCGCGCACTTGAAGAGCTATTTGGGCTAATGAAGCGAGGAATGATAAAAATTCCTGCCAAAGACGACGCACTTGAGCTACTGAGCTGGTTGGTTGACCACATCACTTCAATGGAGACTCACATCAAGGTTAAAGACGGAATTGCTTTGCCAACCTACAAGAAGGGCACAGTTCAAAACGACGGACTCATGGCCCTGATGTACGCTTATACAGCCTACAAGTTCATGGTGACTCGTAAGTTTAGCGAAAATGGCCCAGGCTCAGGTGTAAATAAAAACGAAAAAGCTGGCGGGCTAGTTCCCGTACTAGGCCACATTCCAAGGATGCACTAAATGGATAATCACAACAAGTGGAGTTCTGCAAATTGGGAGCAGCCTGGAGAACCCAGTGGGAGACCCACACCTCTGGCGTCCCGGCCAGACGGTCGGACCGCCCCATATCGCCCACCAAACTATGGCGGGATATCAGTTCCAGAAGTAACGAGAGGCCAGCGGCTGAGCGAAGCTGCGCTGTCAAGTGTTCCATTGGAGCGTAGGAGAGAAATTGAAAGCAGCCTGAGGGAAATGCAGGAGGGTGGATTCTCCAAGAGCGGAAACCGAGACATGTCGGTTGTCGCGTCAAGTGGTCAAAACAGCCTATTGAAGCAAGCCGCTGCTGCAGGTCTTGGTTCACAGCTTGCGATTGGTGGCGGAAGTAGCAACACGACCCACATGGGTCCAAATATCTATTCTCCGCTATTTTTAACGGCAAACCTTCAGCTACCCAGAGATAGGCCAACCGCCAATGCGTGGAACCGCGCATTTTACGAAACAAATCCAGTTGTTAGAAATGCTACAAATCTACATGCGACCTATCCAATAAGCAAACTTCGCATTAAGTGCCAAGACAAGCGGATTGAGCGTAAGTATCTAGAGATGGCTAAACAGGTTGATCTATTCAATGTCTGCCAGCAGATCGCCCTAGAGTACTGGATGATTGGCGAAGCGTTTCCATATGCAGAGTACGACTCCGCTAGAAATATGTGGGTAAAAATCTACTGCCACAATCCAGACTATATTGCAGTTCAGCGAACTGCCGACCCTGGTGTGACAAGAATCGCAGTCCGCCCAGATGAAAAGCTGCGCTCAATTGTTATTTCAAATGATCCCGCTCATGCCGAGTATCGTAGCCGACTAGATCCAGTTCTGGCTGACGCCATTGCGCGAAACGAATACATCCCACTTGACAACTTCAATGTATCACATCTAAAGAATGAAAGCACCGCCTACAACACGCATGGCTCTTCAATTATTGTTTCAGTCTGGAAAGACTTAGTTCTTTACGACCTGTTCCGCGAAAACAAGTTCATTCAAGCTGATGCAATGGTGAATCCAGTAACTCTTATCAAGGTTGGTGCCTCAAATGCAGAAGGACACTACCCACGCCAAGAAGAGCTGAATGGAATGCGTGACGTATGGGAACAGGCGCAGTTCGATAAGGACTTCAAAATCTTTACGCACCCCGATGTTGCGGTAGAAAAAATTGGATCCGGTGGTTCCGTTATGGACATCTCTGGCGACATGACTTTCATTCTAGACAATCTGTTTATTGGATTAATGGTTCCACGTTCGATCATAACGCAGGATGGTGGTTCGTACGCCCAAGCTTCAGTGGCACTTGACGTAATCAAACAGCGCTATGAGAATTTTCGGACAAAGATCTCCAACTGGCTAATTGACAAAATCTTTGCGCCAATGGCAGAGGCAAATGAATTCTATGAGACGATTGACGGAGAAAAGCACCTAGTGCTTCCCGATATCGAGTGGAATCAAATGACGCTCTATGATGTTGACGCATATATTGGTCACCTTAAAGAGTTGATTGGTCAGACTGGCGGGACAGATCCCAAGGGCGTTTCTTTCACGACATTGTACAGAAGCCTCGGCTTAGATTTCAAAGATGAAATGGCAAATCAGCGTCGAGAGGCAATTCAACTTGCAATTCTCAAAAAAGAGATGGAGCAAATTCAGGCCATGAGTTTGTCAGAGCTACGAACGCTGGATCCTGAGGCTCCAATTATCGAGAAAGAGGGAGAACTGCCTGTTGGTCCAGGCGTCTCAGCCGCTCCTGATGATGGAGGCGGTATGCCAGGTATGTCTGGCCCAGCCGACATGGGACCAATGCCAGGAGGCGCAGAGCCACCGTTACCACCAGTGTGATTGATGTCATTCAAAACTGACCTAGCACTTGCAAAGAAAGGAGATAGCGCCGCACTCAAAAAGATGCAGGCGCATGTTTCTTTTTGTATTCGAGAAAAGAACCTAGACGGGCTCCTTTTCATGAAGTTTTCAAAAGTAAAAGAACTATCTGCACAGATAGATGCTGGAGTCAACAAGGTCCAGTCTGAAAAGGCTGCCAAGGCGAAAGAAATTAAGAGACTAAAACAGGTTTTGACGGCAGGGCTAAATCAATGTGACTTCCTTTTGAATCAAAATGACAAAAGAACCTTGCCATCAGCGGCCCTCATATTAAAACAATTGCTTGAAGTAAGATACTTATTACCTTCCGATCAGGAAGTCTACAATCTTGACGCACGCCGGATTAGTTTATTGGCGAAAGCACAAAAAATGGGAACCGCATGAGTGCATTTGATGATTTCAAGAAAGACATACTCGGAATTTTGTTAAGCAAACGAACTCCGACCGAGCTATATGAGCAAGGGACCCCTGGCCCATCGCAGAGTCAGACTACAAGCCAGACTCCGGGTCAGGCAGGCGCAGGTGCAGCTCAAATGAGCGGAGACCCTCACGATAAAGCCGTAATCACATCTGACATGGGATTGAGAACTGACCCAGTCACTGGAAAGCAGCACGCAGGACACGGCGGAGTAGATATAGCAGGGCTCCCTGCTGGAGCAACTGCGCATGCGATAGAAAATGGAACAATTAGTTTTGCTGGAACGCAAGGCGGATATGGAAATCTGGTAGTTCTTTCATATACTGACGCAGCTGGTAATGCGCACGACATTTATTACGGTCATCTTGCATCGCTCGCAGTAAAAGTAGGGCAGAGCGTGCAAAAAGGACAAGTCGTTGGAGTGGTTGGAACAACTGGCAAATCAACTGGGGTACATTTGCATCTTGAGCACCGAATAAACAAAGTAAAGCACCGAGCTGCTGACTTTGAAATTCAGACCGCTGTCAATACCAAGTCTCTTGTGAGGGACAAGTGATGCCTGGAAAGCTAACAAAAGAAGAAGAGATCCTCTGGCGCAAAGCCAAGAAAACCGTCCTAAAGGGAAAGAAGCCAAAGAAAAAAGATTGGCCTCTGATAATGCACGTTTTTACGCAAATGAAAAATGCTTCCTCGATAAGAGTCGAGCCCTATGAACAAATAATCGAAGACGGAGTCAAGCTTGTTGAAAAAGTGTATGGCTCCGGGTTTTTCTCTGGAATAAACGAGATAATTGTAGAGCACAATATGGGTCATCACTATGGCCGTGTTTTTGCAGATAGGACCGACAAGATTTACGTATCTGGGGACCGAATCAAATCGGAGTTCTCTTCGGACCACTTTCAGCAGGTATTTCAGATCGGAAGTACACTCGTTCATGAAATGGCTCATATAAAAGACAAAATGCAAAACGGAGAAGCTCCCGCCGTCGCAGCAGAAGGACGTTTCGTGACAGATCTTCAAAATAAAACAAAATCGACACCTGACTTCATTAAAGAATTCTCAAAGCAGGCTTCACTAGTTGTGACCGCTAAGCCCGAAGACTCTGGTGTAGGCGCTGACGGCGCCAGAGTTTATGTAACGACTGTCGCAAGAATAATCTTTCGCAAGACAAATCCAGAATGGGCTCATGTTCCAAATAGCTTTCTCAATCCAGTCATTGCTGCGAAGTTTGCAGAGTTGCCTGTTGTCAAGCAGTTCAAGGCAAAAGAGAGTTCTGCAACTGGAGAAATTCGAGGCGATAAGCAAAACCGAATAACTGCAATCAGAAAAGGTTCAATCATAGCGATTGTCGCAGTAAAAGGTGCGTTCAAAATCCGATCTCCAGCTAAGACAGCAGGCAGAGACGATGACCTTAGAGCCCAGCGGGGCTGGATGGAAGATCATTTTTTTGATTTGTTCGTTGGTCAATTGGCACTAGATGATCGATCAAGTGAATTTCTAAAGGACTATATTGATGGTGGAATTGGCATGGAGACTCT